ATTTGCACAGCAGCTTGGACCACAGCCGTAAAGGATGCATGGAAAGCTAAGTTAATTGCTGACAAACCAGCTGAGTAATTATTTCTTACGCTTACGTTCAAAGTGGAGATCTATTCTCAATTTGCCATAGTACAAAATACCAAGCCAGATTGAGAATGCCACTCCATCAAACCAACTTAGACTATGCCAAGCATCTACTGCTCCATCCATGTCTCATATTATTTTAGCTAAGTCCATCATCTCACATGGACATATGCAACCATTACCACCACAAGGACAGCTTGTTGTTGTTATATGTGGAATTCTTTTTTCATTAGTTGGGTATGGAATCTATTTGACTTTTGGTCCTGGAAAAGATGAATTGAAAGATGCTATTGATGAACATGCAAAAATGCATGAACTAGGTATTGCACATGGACATACACCATCAAATAAAGAAGATATGAAAATATATTTTGATACATTCCGTGATGCTGCTAATCATCATAAAGAAGTAATGGAAGAGTTAAACTCAAATGATAAATAATGCTATCGTAAAGTTATTCTTAATCTTTTAAATGGAACCAGTTCCCATTCCACGTTTGACGTTGAAATTTTCAATTGAATTAGATGTTGATTACGATCCTTTCAAAGGTAAAACTAAAGAAGAATTTCGTAAGTATATTCAAAATGAATTACATGATGTTGTTTATGATATAAATCATGTAAAAAACGCTTATACTATCTTCGTATCTATGGAAGAAAATGGCGAATCACACCCAGAACCATGAATTAACTGCTGTTCAATCAGCTGGACTAGAGTGGAAATTTTGGTTAGAAGAAAATAATCGTAGAGTTATTTTTCAAAATCATATGTACAAATGCGCAGGAAGAGATAATCCTGAACATCCTATGCATGGATTCTTTACTGGTTTATGGCAAGACTTTTGTTTAAATGAAGCTGGTATTGCACAACGTAATATGTGGTTTGATCGCATGCAGTTTGTTCAAGATGTAGCAGATGGAAAAGTTAAACTAGAAGAACAAGAACCAAACTAAAATGACATTTGCTAATTTCGAAAACATGCCTGTTGCTCCTACTCCAGAGCCAGCACCTCAAATACTAGATACTTCTATGATGAATGTTGGAGTTCCTCCTGAATTAAATCAAACCTTTCCACAACCAGAAGAAAATGAACAGTTAAAGAAAGAAGAAGATGATAAAAAAAGAATGGATGCTTTTATTAAAACATTAATAAAAATGACTTGTTATTTACATGAATTACAAACTCAATCTCATTTAATACATTTTAATTATGAAGCTGAAAACTTTTTAGCTGTTCATGAATTTTTAAAAACACAATATGAAACTCACCAAGAACAATTTGATAAGTTAGGAGAGTTTATTAGATCAATGGATTTCTTATTACCTATGTGTCGTAAAGGATTACTAGAAGGATCAAGTAAGTTTGAACATGTAAAAACCTACGAACCAAAAGGTATGTTAATGACTTACTTTAAAAACTTAGAAACTCTAGCTTCTCAGTGTAAGAAAGCTCAAGTCACAGCACGTAAAAACAAAGTTATTGATGTTGAAAATTATCTTGGAGAACTATGTGGTGATTTATTTAAAGCAGCTTGGATGATTAAAGCTACATTAAGAAACTAATGACAATAAGACATCAAATTAAATCTCGTTGGTATTACATCTTTTGGGGATTAATGGCGGCTAGTGTTGTTGGTGGTCAACTTTATATAGCTACTGGTTACCATGCTATGAGTAAAACTATACTCTTTTGCGATAGGTTTCAACCGTTGATCCACAATTTTGACAATCTAAAAGAGTAACTTTGTCATAACTAGGATTAGAATTAGCTTCACTAAAATCTAATTCAGACTCACTTTCGAAAGTTAATTCTGTTGAACAATAATAGCAGTTCATGAGATTAAGAAGAATGATGTTCTATTCTATGGCAATTACTACATAATGGAATACATTTATCAATTTCTTGTTGAATACGTTTCCAAGAGTAACCCCTATATACCATATTAGAGATAGCAAACTCTTTATCTCTGATGTGGTGAAAATCTATTACTCTATGATCTCGTATCCCACATTCTTTGCATCTGATTCTCTTTTTATACTCAACTAGTTTCTTTTGATTTTTCCTTATCCTTTTCTTATCATCAGCCCACGACATCTTAATCTAATTCCCTCCAGATCCATCCCATTTGATAATCATTTATATAAGGTTCTATATCTAAAGCAGTCATTAATTCATTAATAAGTCTGCCTTTTCCTATCCTTAATGGAATTACATTTGTTTGTGGGCTAGGCATATTGTCATCTACAACTATTAGAGTACCTGGTTTAATAGCATTCTTTGCAGCAAATAACTCTTTCAAATGATGACTAGCAGCTTCCCAATCATTTGACCAATCCTCAATGTTATATGAATCTAAATACAATAGATCAATTTTTCCATCTAAAGTAGATAAAAACTCAATTGAATCTTGATTATTTACTTCTGCATGAGAAGTATTTTTCCTTGCTAGTTCACATGCTTTAGGGTCAATATCAACTGATAAAAGAGTTCCTCCATAAATTTCTATAAATTCGTCAAACAAAAGTGTTGAGCACCCATCGCCTTCATAATTGTCGACTTCTCTATAGCATCCTGTCTCTACAATAATAGGATTTTTTTTAGTCTTTAAGTAATCAAAAATTTTAGTAAAACCTTCTTCTCTACTTGTTTTAGTTATAGGTTCGTTTAAACGTTTTTTAATTTTAAAGAAATATTCGTCCCATAATTTATCATTTGTTTTTTTAGTTCTTCTTTTTTTAGTAGTTTCTGGCATTCCAAATTTTATAACATAAACCTAATGTACTAAATAACATGAGCATTTTCAAAAAAATCTGATAAATTATAATTAATAGATTAAGTTTTAATGCTAAATAATACATTGGAAACCAAATCTATAAGAGAAATTAATAAAAGTCCTTGTCGAATAACTGTTAATGGTAGGCGACATTACACTACACCACTAGCATCTGGACCAGCTCCATCTGTAACAACCATAATTTCTGAAACTGCTTCTGAACAGAATAAAAAAAAGCTAGAGATGTGGTCCAAAGCAAATCCAGGTGTAAAAGAAAAAGCTGCTGAACGTGGTACAGCTGTTCATTATGGAATGGAACAGTATTTAAAAGGAAATAAAGAACCGAAAATACCAGAAGAATATGATAATTATTGGGCAGGAATGCCTCCTATACTTGATCAATTTTCTGAAGTACTCTGGGCTGAATCTCCAATCTTAGATGAGTACAAATTTACTGTAGGTTCTGACGATATAGCTCGTGTCTGGGGCTGCGATGATGAAGGAAGAGCTTGGGCTGGTGCCCCAGATATTATTGGAGTTGCTAATAATAAACTTACGCTTGCTGATTTAAAAACAAGTGTCAAACCTTACAGTAGAAAGTGGCCTTCTCATTTAGAAAAAGGATCAAAAGAATGGAGAGATTTGTTAGGTGGTTATATGAAATTTAAAAAATGTTGTAAACAATTAGCAGCTTATGAGATAGCTATAGAACAGACTTTAGGTTTAAAAGTACAACAAGCAGCTATCTTAGTATCTACTCCAGAGCGAACACAAATATTTAAAATATCAAAAAATTATTTAAATTGTTTTAAGAAAGATTGGTACAAGATAGTTAAAGAATACTATAAACAAATAGAAGACCTAGATGAGCACAACTCTAATCTTATATAGTCTCTTATCTAAAGTGATTAAGAATTTATGTTATCTAATTTAGGGTATTGTCTTGATGAATTGTCGGGTATAGGATAATAAAACACATTAAATACACCTCTCCATGGAAATTAAAGTTTCCGTTGGTGAGTGGATGAATAGCCTTCAAGACCGCATGAAAAGTGCGGTTGAAGGGGACTGTTTTCATTTACCAACTCGAATGCATCTTCATGCTTTTAAAATATTGCAGCAAGAAAATTTCCCTAATAAGCATTTTAAAATAGTAATAGGAAGCGAACTTATAGAATGAAAGATTCAAAATTAAATCTTAGACCTGGGGAAATCCGTATTGATTATATCCCTATGGATTGGCCTCTTACACCACTTGGAGGTAGTAAAGACCCATACGTATCAGGGTGGCAAAACAAACCCTTTGGACGACATGAAATAGATCGAGAGCTAGCTTCTGGAGATTGCAAAGCAGTGGGTTTATTATCTGGACCCGTATATAATCATCCATTTGGATTGGTCTGGGTAGATGTTGATGGTGCATCTGTTTATAAAACAGTAGAACAAATTTCTGGTCTTGCTTCCAATGAAGCTCTTCCAAGTACGCTAACTATACTAAGTGGAAAGCCAGGTCGTGAGAAAAAGTTATATAGATTAAACAGAGATAAACACAAACACTTTATTCGTAATAAATACACATGGCATGCAGAAGGACCAAACGAAAAATTAGAAATCCTATGGTCAAAACATCAAGGAGTTTTAATGGGTCTTCATCCTGAAACGGATGGTTATTTTACATCTCCTGACCAAGGGTTTGAATATGTAGAAAAACTCCCTGAACTTCCAGATTGGATATTAAATGGAATTATTAATAAAAATGTAAAACAAGGAGTTCCGGTTAGTCAGACAACTAGAGTTGTAGGTCCCGGCTTTGCTATCAATGCTCGTGTAGATCTTGCAAGAGATATGCAACTTGCAACAGAAGCTATGTGGGCACTGCCTTTAGAAGCAGTTGACGATCATGACATCTGGATAGCTATTGGGCAGTCTTTACATTCTCTTGATGATTCTTTACTAGATGATTGGGATGAATGGTCTAGACAATCAGGTAAATACAGAAAAGGAGAATGCAAAAAAAGATGGCGCAGCTTTGATAAAGGCGGTGCTCGTACTCTTGGATCTTTATTCCACCATGCAAAAGAGAACGGTTGGAAACCTTCTGAAGACTATAAAGCAATGGGAGTTGATGATTTAACTCTTGAAAATGCAATTAAGGAACTTGAACAAGCTGAAAAAGAAATGGCAATTACTAAACCCCCACTCAAACGCAACCCACCTATGCCCCGTCCCACACCTTCTGCCGCAAGAGAACAGAAACCCAGGAATCCATCCTCTGATGTAGTAGCAAACGTCCTGCTACAAACATATAAAGGTAATGCTAGGTATAGTCAAACTCAAAATTGTTTCTTTATCTACGAGTATAAAAGTAAAGGTCTTTGGTCTAACCTTTCGGAGACTGAGATGAAAGGTGAAGTAAAACAAAAACTAGAACTAGTTAAAGAACATCTGTTACCTAATGGGTACAGTATGAATCTAGTTAATGATGTACTAGAACAATTAAGAGTTAGTTTGATTTTCGATGATTGGTATGAAGATAATGAACATCTGCTTTTTACTAATGGGATTCTATGTATAGAAACTAAGGAGTTTATGGAATTTGATAGAGACATGCATATGACTCAACAACTTCCATATGATTATGATCCTTCAGCTACATGTGAACCTATTATTAAGTGGCTTAAGTACGTCCAAGATGGTAATTGGGATCGAGTACAAGTCTTAAGAGCCTGGTTAAGAGCTGTTCTTTTAAGTAATTCAAATATACAAAAGTTTGTAGAGATTGTTGGTCCTGGTAAATCAGGTAAGTCTACATATTCCAATCTTGCTCATGCATTAGTTGGAGACGATAATGCAATGATTTCTTCTCTAGAACATCTAGAAAAAAACAGATTTGAAACCGCAAATTTATATAAAAAGAAATTACTTTTATTTAATGATGTTGAAAGATATGGTGGTTCGGTATCAGTATTAAAAGCAATTACTGGTAGAGATTTAATTCGAAATGAACGTAAATTCCAATCTGGAGCATTAAAGCCATTTAAATTTAATGGGTTAGTGATGATAACTGCAAATGAACCCATCCAAACGACAGATCCTACATCTGGGCTTGCACGTAGGCGTCTTACTATTCCTTTTGATAGACCTTTCACTGGTAGTTCATCTGAACAACGTACCTTAATTGATATGGATGACAGGGGTAATCCTCTTGGAGATTTTGCCCCTTTACTTCCAGGATTAGTTAATTGGGTATTAGATATGCCTGAAGCAGAGATGCGTGAGTATTTAATGGAAACAAATAAAAAAGTTAATTTCTTTGCTAACCACCATAGAGAACAAATTCTTAAATCTAATCAGATCATGGATTGGATGGAACATTGTTTAGTCTTTGATCCAGGGGCGTCAGCTCCAGTAGGATTGGCAAAGAGTGCTCCTTCTGGCTCATCTCATATTTATATGGCACATGATAAATGGTTATACGCTAGTTACTGTGAGTTTTCTCGGGCATCTAATAGCAATATCTTAGGTAGAAGTAGATTTGAAACATTATTGATGGATGTTTGTGTTCATCAATTAGCATTAAATATCTACAAAATGAAGGATAGAAGAGGTATGAGAGTTGTAAATATTGCCTGTAGAACTGGTGATCCTAAATATGAAAAATATCCTTCTATTGTGCAAGTAGGTTTAGATAAAGATAGATGGAGAGAACAGTACGGGAATATGTTAGAGAAAGAACCTGAAAAAACTAACTAATTTGTGTATAGTTAAAAAAGATTATTAAATATAAATGGGTAAGAAACCTAAGTTACTATGGTCTGGTGACATAGTAGCAATGACTGGATTTGCTAGAGTTACTGAAAATGTTTTAAAACATATTAAAGATGATTTTGAAATTGTAGTTTTAGGTCATAACTGGTGGGGTGATCCTCATCCATTACAGAAGGAATATAAAATGTATCCTTCATCTAATAGATTTCAAACTGCTCCTTTTGGTGAAGAACGTATTAGAGAAATAGTAACAGCAGAAGCACCTGATATTGTATTTACTATTAATGATATGTGGATTGCTAATGAGCAATACAGACGTATCCAAGATTTACATAAAGAAAAGAAATTTAAGTTTGTAGGATATTCTCCTATGGACTCTTATAACTGGACAGGTTGTCTTAGTGATACTGCTAACGATTGGGATGCAATAGTTTCTTATACAGAATTTGGTGCAAGAGAATTTATAAAAGGTGGTATTAAAAAACCAGTTGCAGTTGTACCTCATGGTGTAACTCCAGGTCAGTTCTATCCCATGGACAAGAAGGAAGCTAGAAAAAAACTAGGTTTAAAAGAAGACATCTTTATCGTCTTCAATGGTAATAGAAATCAATTTCGTAAGAGACAAGATATAAATATTGCTGCATTTGCTAAGTTTGCAAAGGATAGACCAGATACTCAGTTATATATGCATATGGGTAAGAAAGATCAAGGCTGGGATTTAATGCATGTCTTTGATCGAGAAATGAAAAAGAATGGATTAGATCCTAATGGAAGAATTATTCTTACAGCAGATACTGATGGTCCTCCAAATGTCGAAGTTGATACGTTAAACACTATATATAATTGCGCAGATGTAGGGATAAACACATGCAAAGGAGAAGGCTGGGGGCTTGTAAACTTTGAACATGCAGCCTGTCGAGTAGCTCAAGTAGTTCCTAGTCATACATCCTGTAAAGAAATCTTTGAAGGATATGGCCGCCTAATCCGTTGCGATCACATAGATGTTGACACCAATTATTCTAGGGAAATGCCTTGCCCTTCAACTAATCACCTTACGGAGATCCTTGTTGACTTGTATGAAAATAGAGACAAGCTTGAAGCAACAGCAGAACTTTGCTATGAAAGAGTAACTGATCCACGTTTTGAATGGCAAAATATAGCTGCTCAATTCTCAGGAATCTTCCAGGATGCTTTGAATAATGTAGATCACTCAACTACACCTAAACCAAAACCTAAAAAGAAAAAAAGAATTAAGAGGAAGCTAGGAAAATGAAAATATATTTTAAACCATGGGGTTGGTATAAGGATCTTTATGAAGGTCCAGGATACAAACTAAAAATAATCAGTGTTAAAGAAGGTCATCAACTTAGTTTGCAGTCTCATCAATATAGAAGTGAAGTTTGGAATGCAGTATCTGGACAAGGAGAATTTTTTGTCTCAGGCATATGGTCATTAGCTAGAGTAGGTAACTGTATAAAAGTTCCTGTTAATACTATGCATAGAGCTAAAGGTGGTAAAGGAGGTTTAGTTTTTGTAGAAATTCAATTCGGAGAAAAACTTTCTGAAGATGATATAAAAAGAATTGAAGATGACTACGGAAGAGTGGTATTATCTGAATAACGGGGCATGCATGAGCCTCGTTGAGGTGGGTAAACAATTTCCTGTTGACTTTTACTCAGGGTCAACAGGATTTTTTTTACCTAGAAAATGTATCAAAACTAAGAATGAAATTAATTTTCTTTTGTTATACGTTAAATAACATTCTTAAATTAGTGTACGTTCTATTAGTAGTCTTATGAGTCTTAAAAGAAATACTAAGAATAGCAACATACACTATTGACATACTGTTATTTAAGCTAATATCAAAAAGAATTTAGTTTCATTCTCAGTTTTATGTCACGTATATATAAACCAATGCCTCCTCTTTGGCACTTAAAACAGTTGTTTAAGCTGTCTGATGACTGCCCAAATGGTTTGGTATGGAGAATTAAAAAGGCTTCCTATGAGCCTGGAGATCCCGCTGGACGACTAAATAAATCAACAGGTTTTTATATGGTTTGTATAGATAATGAAGTGTATATGGTGCATAGAATTGTTTACTATTTACGTACAGGACAATGCCCAGATGAGCATAGTGTAGAGCATGCAGTTACTGTAGATAATATTAAAGATAATCGTTTGGATTTAATACCTACTTATAGAACTTCAGTATTAAAATCCAGATTGGTTCTTTGATATGGCAAATATTATTACCGCTTTAGAAAGAGTCAACTTTCGCCATATAAATAATATAGAACGACTTACAGATGATGAACTAGAAGAAAAAGGATATTATCGAGGATTTCCTTGTGTTCACGGTCATATTATTCGTGACATAAAAGGTCATTGGTGTTATCACTGTGCAATGAAAATTAAATCTAATATATGTGGATTTGATTTAAATTATTTAGGGAATGATTTTAAAAACAAATACTATAGACTTTGGCAGAGAATAAAAGTTAAAGATCCAGATGAATGTTGGCCTATAGATCTTCCAGGGAAGAAAGCTCCTCGTAGAGTATGTTTTCCTTCTTACAGAACTTTTTATAGTAAACAAAAATCAGAGAACGTAACTGCGCATAAAGCTATTTATCAATGTGCTTGGGGAGATGTAGGATCAATGGTGGTAACTAGGATGTGTAATAATCCATGGTGTGGTAATCCTTTACATATGGTATCTAGTTGGAATTGTGGTTTCCCTCCTAAAAAACTTCATCCTTTTGATATTAATTTCAATGCAGAAAAACTTATGCGTATCTGTAAAGCAAGAACTATAAACAGAGAACAAGAAGTAATACAAGAATCCTATAAAGCAACTATTGCACATCCATTACATGTAAAAGATGCCCCGGATTATGATGAAGGATAAGACATCTTAAAAATATAATGGCTAGAAACCAAGTTACTCAAAGACAAAGAACTGCTAGCAATCCATTACCAGTCGGAACATTTGACGAAACTTCTATTCGTTATTTAACAGGAACTTTAGGAGGAACAAATCAACCAATAAGTGGAGGATATGGTGGAGGCGCAATTAACCATTGGTTTAAATTTAAAATTGAAACGACTGCATGGATAATTATTGCCAAGGGAGGAGGTTATGAGAAATATTTTAATGTATCTGCTTACGATATAAATAAGAATCCTATTGTAGGTAGAGGGATATTCCAAGATGACAGTATATCTGTTACAAGAGATGGTGAAATATTAAATCCTTATGTTGGAACTGTTATGGCAGCTGGTTCTCATTTGTATAACCAGTTTCAGTATGATTCCAGGAGGTTAGATAAAGGTGATCCTAGATATTATCCTCTATCTATTGGTGAATATCTAATTTGTGTTTCTAGTACTCTTAACACACCTTTTGAGTATGCTGTAGGTGTAGTCATAGAAATGGCTGATCCATTTCCTGTATTACTAACTGAAGATTATGATCGTTTACTATTTGAGAATGTAACTACAGAAGATGACTTTATTTGTGACACAACTCCTAATTACACAGGTGCTGAAGATCATGAGCATTCTCTAAAAGAATGGCAAACAGCATGGAGCAGAGAACGTCAGGATTACGAAAAATTCCCAGATATCCTTGTTCCTTTAACCACTAAACCTTAAAAACAATGACTATAAAACGTGTTCCTAATTATCCTTATCTTGGATTTGATGACACTGTTTATGATGACATTCTTATAAAGGATCTTTTAAAAGAAAAGACTTGGACTGAAAAGTTTAAAGAACGCTGTGAAGAAGTACCATATGAACAGCAATGTCGCATGTATGACGTATAGGATAAAAAGAAAATCCAAAACAATTAAATTAGTTTTAGATGATGGGTATATTTTTAAAATGAATATCCATCCATATATGAAAATAACTACAGGAAAAATTTGGTTAGTAGGTTGGGCAATAGGTAAAAGTAACCGTCAAATAAATGATTGGATGTGTAGAAGATCAAAACGATTAAGAGTCTATAAATTAAGTACTAATAAGCCCAAGAAAAGAAACCAACACGCTCATTGGATATGTATCAATATTATGCGTAAATGGTTAGAAGAATTACCTGAAGGAGATGGTATGGCTATACGTTGTGAAGCAGCTAGTTCCGATAAACAATTCCGTGTTTGGAAGAAATGGTTTAAGAAAAATGAAGATCCTGACTGGAAAATCTCAGATGAGCATAAATCTTTTTTCTTTTATAAAAAAACCACATAGAATATAGATATTAATTCTTTATTTAAAATGATTGCTCTTATTCGTCCAATCTTGTTTAGATTTCTAAATACCCCTCAAGTCAAACAATTGATTATAGATTTATTAACAAAGTTAGCTGAATCTACAGATAATACTATTGATGATAAAGCTGTTGCATTTATTAAAAAAGGCTTAGCCTCTCCAACTAAAAAGTAACGACTAAACAGCAGTAAACCACCAGACGACTCCACAGTTGTCTTCAACATGGTCTTTTAATTCGATTGCCTTATTTTTTTCTAAAGTAAGGCAATTTCTTTTGCCATCTATTTCATAGCAAACATTTACCTGTACCTGTAGTCGGTTCTTAAATGTCATACTTATAGACTGAAATAAATATTCTCATAGTATAACAATGGAAGGAAAGACTCCTAATAATTCTGTTAAGAATGTAAAGCCAAATCTCTTACAAAAAATTACTGATGCTGTTCCAGATAGAGAGGAGCAATTTGAATTAGTTAGCTTAGCTGTACGTTTATTTTTGTTAACTTGGGCGACCTTAATGTTGTCTCTTTCATACTTAGATTTAAGTAAACTTGGTATACCTCAACAGAAAATAGATCCAACTTTTATAGCAAGTGTTTTTGTAGGATTAGCAAGTAGTTTCGGTGCTTCTATAACACAAAAAGGAAAAGAAAACGGAGCAAAACCAGGTGCTAGTCAAGGGATAACTGCCGCAGAAATGAAAGAGATATTGGGTAATTCCCAGATAATTAGAGTTGAACATGCCCCTATTAAAATAATTACAGACAAGAAGGAGTAAGGCTTATGAACAGTCCACTTTATATTCCTAATTGGCAATACCATTCTAGGAAAAATATGAAGTTAGATTTTGTCCGAGAAGAAAATATGCTCCGTAGAGCATTACATAAAGCAAAAACAGTATTGAAAAAAGTTAGAAGAAATTAGTTGTTACAAGGCTAACAAGGTGAATTATTTTTAAATGATAGACTTATATTAAACAATGTAAATAATTAAAATGTGGAAGTTTCTATCATTTTTAATATTTCTGTTTAGTCCTTTATCAGTACGTGCAGATCTTATTCATCGTCTATCAACAAGTACTTCTTTAAATGTAGGAGGAGCTAGTACAACTTCTGAACGTATCGGTTCAACTTATTCAGTTTCTGGATCTAATATTAAAGTCGCATCTGGTGATGATCATTTTGGAAAAATATTAGCACCTAGCAATAATGCAGCTGCAACTCTTGATCCTGGTACATATGACATAAATGTTGTAGGATCTTCGTTCAGTTTTTCTGAAAGTTTTATAGCAGGGGACGCCGTAAATCCTATCGGTAGTGGTGTGGATGTCACCAGCGGAGTGGTCGCAGACATGCCAGCTTTTGGTAATACCACAACTCAATCGGGAGGTGTTGCTGGGTCACTGGCGGGGACTATTTTGAGTTCGGGCGTTATGACTTTAACAGCCGGGGGTAGTAACACATCAGCCGTCGGCCAATTTGTAAGTGAAATAACCGTCAAGTAGAAGTCATGAAGCGGCTTTTACTGCTTTTATTATTAGCACCAATCCCTGCTTTATCTGTTCCTGTCACGCCAAATTTTCAAAGTGGTTCGATGACATCTCATACGGAGACTACTAGTAAAGTATCAGAGACGATTTCGGTTATTGAATATCAATCTGGTTGGCAAATGACCTTAACAGGGAATAATATAACTACAGATGCTGATAGTTTATTACCTGCAGCAGTTTCAAACACTAATACAGTTAATGGAGTTGTATCAACATGGACTGGATTAGATGCTACCAATATGCCGAATTTTACGATTAAAGATACAAATCAGCCATGGCAATTTACTTCATCATTAAGCCAACCCGGACTGAAATCTCATACCGTAATAACGAGAGAAACAGAGATAAATTCAGTGACAGATACGGTTTCAACTTTCAGTCAGTAAAGTATATATTACTAATACTTATTAATACATTTAGTTTATTTCCTCAAGTTAGTAAAGCAGAAAGTGTAGGTGGAGTTAGTGCAAGTGCAGCACCAGTAGCCAATAGTAGTGGATCAGTTACGAACCAAGCCATACAGGTTTTACAAGGTCCATATATAACTAATACTTATGGGGGTGGAGTCTCATGTCAAGGACCAACCTTAAATATCACTCCATTTATAACAGGAAGCAATTCTTGGAAAGATCCTTATGAGTCTTATTGGGATTCACCAGTCTATGATATGACAACAGATGATGATGGTAATTTAAATAATCCAGGGAATATTTTATATTATGTTCCAACTAGAACAGGGCAAAAAGCAAATAACAATTTATCACTAGGACTTAGTGCAACCATATCAATACCTTTAGATAAACGACATCATGAAGGATGTCTAAGAGCTGCATCTACACAAACAGAATATAATAAACAACTGTTAGCTAATAAACGATTAGACTTTGAATTTGCGAGACTTAAACATTGTGCTGAACAAAAAAGACTTGGAGTATCCTTCCATCCTTCCAGTTCCTCTTTCAAGATTTGCGAGGATATTATTGTTACTAACCCCCATGGAGTTATACCGCAGCATCAACACTCTATTTCTTCGCCTTCTTCTTCAAAGGAGGTAAATCCTTCTTCTGACGATACTGATTTGCAACAATCTCAGAACGACTTAACTTCTCTGGATTCTTCCCAAGCAGTTTCTGAATCTTCTTCATTGCAGTCTTTATCAAAGGCTTTATCCCCTTCAAAATCAAATCAGCCAGCGGCTTTGCTAGGACTGCCGATGTCGTTGCCACAAGAGCAATAGATGCTGTTGCTGTAACTGCTCCAGCTGTAGGTAATGCTTCTATAACTTGTTCAACAATAGGAACTTTTTCATAAAGAGTTATACATCTATTATTTTGTACTTCATATCCACTTATTCTTCTATTACCTTCAACCTTAGAACCGACTATAGGAGCGTCAATTGGGGGACAAATTATTTTTGGAGGATCTGTGTTAGGTATTTTTGGTTGAGTTGGTTTAAAAACTTCGTTTGTATCTAAAGGAATTTGTGGAACTTCAGCTGGTTTAGTTAGTAATAATTGTTCTGGTTCATAATTCATTGGGTTATAACTAGGTACAGTACCATCACATAAAATTACATTTCCTTTTTCATCCTCTTCTGAAAGTTGATTAGATTTCTTATTAGCAGAATTATATTCAATACATCCAGGTAACTGAATAATAGGTGATCCTATCTTTAATGTTACAGGTGGAGTTGTAGGGATATTTCTTTGAATATCTAAATTGTAATTTGGTATTTCTGTTACTTCTATTTCAATATTATGGATTTTGATTTCTGGGATTTCGTTTCCATTTTGCATGTCTAATTTGTTGCCGTTTGATTTCTTGGCAATGAGGACATTGACAACTCATTAGAACTGAGGAATTCCTAGGCCAACTCCTGGAACTACATTACCAGTTTTAGAAGGTAATGCTGTAGGAGTAGGAATCATATCTTTAACTGCATCACCAGCAATTGCACCAACTTGACCCATAATTTTTTCTTTAGCTGAATCAATTATTGCATCCTTATTCGCATATACATATACACCAGTCCCAACAATGGAAGCAGATATAACGAAAGACGCAACAGAAAGTACATTAATTATTTTCTGCATAATAAAAACCTATATACTTTCTTATATTAACCACAAATAATCTTTATGCAGATTCAAGAGCTTTCACTTTAGCGGATAATTCTTGTATTGCTTTCACAAGTATTGGGATTAGTTTTCCAGGTGCTGCCTCAAGTTTTTCTGGATTCGACTCTAAAACTAAATTAAGGTAATCTGCATCGTTATCTTTCTGTACTTCTTGCAAATCTTGGGCAATGAAACCTGCTTCGTAAGTACCGTCTTTTAATATACCTTCTCTAGAATTCCACTTAAATTTAACTGGCTTAAGAGCATCAACAAAATTTAATCCTAAATCTAATGTATTGATGTCAGTTTTATCTCGTCTATCAGAAAGAGCAGTAATACTTGTAACTTGACAACGTAAGGTTGCTATTGAGCTATTACCAAGAGTTATTTCATTTGCAGCATCAGTTGCACTTGGATCTGCATTGTAACCAATTATAGTATTATTGCTTCCAGTAAAGCCACTAAAATCTCCAGCAGCTCGTCCTAGACATGTGTTTTGAGAACCCGTACCGTATCTAAATGAATCTTGACCGACAGAAGTGTTATCAGTACTACTTGTCACAGCACGACCACAGTATGCTCCAACAAAAGTATTAGCACTACCTGTCGTAACACCTGTACCGCATTGCGCTCCTATAAATGTACTTTCTCCTGATGTTGTAACTGCTCCTCCAGCGTCAGCTCCTAAAGCAGTTGTAGATGTTGCGGTTGTTAAAGCATCTAAAGCTTGATGACCAATGGCTGTATTACTACCACCTGTTGTTGCTAACTTTAAAGCATGATGACCAACAGCAGTATTATTATTTCCAGAAGTTAATTCATTAAGAGTATAACTTCCTACTCCTATATTACTAGATCCAGTTGTACCGCCGTACCATTTAGCCAGTGCAGCAAAACCAACAGCTACATTACTGTTTCCTGTAGTAATACCAACACCAGCAAGCTGTCCTACTGCTACGTTATAACCACCAGTGGTACAAGCTTCCATTGATCTACCACCAATCGCAGTATTTCTATCTCCAGTTGTACAATTAGTTAAGCAAGAACCACCTATAGCAGTAATTGAACTATTACCTGCATCTCTATCGTGTGATCCTAATGCTCGATAACCAATAGCTACAAATTCTGTAATATCTCCAGTTGATTGTGCATCTAGTGCTTTATAACCAATTGCAACATTATAGTCACTTTCATTTGCAAGGTATCTAAAAGCTTCCGTTCCTATAGCAATATTTCCATGTCCAGTGGTTTCAGTTTCTAAAGCTTTATATCCAATAGCAACGTTATCATCTCCAGTTGTAACAGCATAACCAGCTCTAGAACCAAATCCTATATTATTACTACCTGTTGTTACTTGTCTAATGACATCTGTACCAATTCCACAGTTATAAGAACCAGAAGTAAGGGCACGTAAGCCATCTCTACCTACAACTGTATTTGATGAACCTGTTGCAGAAGCCACCATGGTTTCTGCACCAATAGCTGTGTTGTAACTACCAGTCGTTACTCCGCCACCTGCGTCTCTACCTAAGAAAGTACATTCGCCCGCTGTACTTACTGAGTCTCCAGCATTATAACCAACAGCTGTGTTGTTAGTTCCAGTTGTATTATCTTTTAAAGCATAATAACCAACAGCAGTGTTGTTGTTTGCTGTGGTATTTGAATATAAAGCGTAAGAACCAACAGCTACATTTGCCCCACCTGTTGTACCTGCAAAGTAAGAATAAGCTCCTAAAGCAGTATTATTGCTTCCTGTACAACCTCCTCCACCTTTGAAAGATTCCTTACCAACCGCAGTATTGTTACTTCCAGTTGTTAGTGCTCTTATACAATCTTGTCCAACAGCTGTGTTACCACTACCCGTTGTTACGGCATAACCAACTGCAGCACCTAAAAATGTATTGTGATCTCCATCTGTTACATTTCGACCAGATTCATAACCATAAAAAGTATTTTCTGCTGAACCTGTAGTTAAAGCATTACCTGATAAAGAACCTACAGAAGTGTTGCTTCCAGTATTGTTAAGAGTCCCTCCATTTCTAAGTTTTACAAATTGTTCACCAGTACCAGCACCACCACCAGCTGCTGCCCATGTAGCACCACCAGATGCCATTGTTAATACGGTACCGTTAGCTGGAGTACCACCGTTATCTGCTAATTCAAAATTAATTCCAGGAATTCTAAATTTGGTAATATTTGTATTACCTAAAGTTATTTCGTTTGATACATCAACAGCACTAGAATCACTATCTATTCCAAGAACAATATTATTACTACCTGTTGTTATATCATTACCTGCATTACGTCCTAGAAGAACATTTCCATCACCAGAAGTTACAGCAACACCAGCATTAAATCCAACAGCAGTATTTTGGCTTCCAGTGCAAACTTTTAAAGCATTATGACCGATAGCTGTAATTTGACTACCACTAGTTATTGTTTTACCTGCTTCATATCCAATAGCTACACTTTGACCGCCATTCGTCTGAGCCGCTAAAGCTTCATATCCAATTGCAACACTAGCAGGACCTGTTGTATTTGCATAAAGTGAATTATATCCAACTGCTACATTACCTTCTGCTGTCGTATTTGCCATTAAAGCACTTCTACCAATAGCAGTATTGTAATTTCCTGTTGTATTTGCATATAGTGAATAAGCACCAAAAGAAGCATTATTATGTCCTGTTGTATCTACTTTTAATGCACTATTGCCAACTGCAACATTACTAGCACCTGTTGTTAATGAATATAAAGTATAAGATCCAATTGCAGTATTGGCATTACCACCTGTATTTGTTCTTAATGCGGCATAACCAATAGCAGTATTTTCATCGACATTAGGTCCTGCTTGTGAAAATGAAGCTTCAAATCCTATAGCAACACATTTTTCAGCTTCATCATTGCTATATAATGCATTTTTTCCTATTGCAACATGACTATGGCCTGTTGTATTACTATATAAAGATGAAAAACCTATAGCTACATTATCTGCCCCTGTTGTAGTAGAAAAACCTGCATAGTATCCAACTGCAGTGTTATTACTAGCCGTAGTGTTAGCTTGTAAAGCTCTTTTACCGACGGCAGTTAAATAATTTCCTGTGGTATTAGTGTCTAATGTCTTATGTCCTATCGCTACATTGTCGGCTCCAGTTGTATTTGCTGTTAAAGCTTGATAACCAACTGCTGTATTGTTAGAACCTGTTGTATTAACTAGTCCAGCTTCAAACCCAACTCCTGTATTATTAGTTCCCGTTGTACAATCACGGAAAGCTTTATAACCAACTGCAGTTTGGCTTCCTACTGTTGTATCTCTTAATGCATAGGCACCAACAGCTACCCCACCTCCAACTGTTTCTATGCTATTCAAAGCTTGTAGACCAATACCAGTATTTTCACTTCCTGTAGTGAGGTCTCCTAAAGCTCCATAACCAAAACCAGAGTTGTAAGTTCCTGTTGTAAGAGCAATTAAACATACCGAACCAACGGCTGTGTTACTGGTTCCAGTAGCAAGTCTTAAAGCCTGATCACCAATTGCAGTATTATTACTAGAACTAACGTTATGTCTTAATGCATCACGTCCAAATGCAACGTTGTTGCCACCAGTTGTATTAGAATAACCTGCTAAAGCTCCGAAAAAAGCGTTATTATCTCCTGTCGTAGTTGCAAATCCAGTACCATATCCATAAAAAGTATTTTCAACAGCTCCATTAGCTAGACCATTTGCTGAGTTATAACCTGCAAATGTATTAGTTCCTGAATTAGAAAGTGCTCCAGCGACGTTTAATTTTACATAAGTTTCACCTGTACCCGATGTACTTATAGTCGTCCAAGTAGGTACGCCTCCAGATCCAGCAGATGTTAAAACTTGACCTGAAGTTCCATAATTAGCACCACCT